ATGAAACGACTATACCTTCGATAACGACAAAAATAATTATTACAAAAACGTCTAAAACTACAGAAGCGAAAACGATGACTATTATGTTTAAAACAAAAGAAGTTGGACCGTTTTCGATGACAGACCATGTGTATATTGACAATGATAGATGGCATTTTGGAAATGTGATTACTTCAAACAATCATATTTCAGTTGTTGAACTTTATCATGAGGTATAATTATGGGCAAATATGCTGATTTAGAGAAAGACGTTTATTCAGTCTTTTCGTCTAATGGATGGACAGCTGAAAATATAAAAACATTCCCGACAAATTTTGTAGTTATGAATACTACTAATGATGAATTTATTCGTGTATCAGTGATACCTAGTGGAAAACCTATAAATAGATACTCATTAGCAGGCATTCTCATAATTGATATTTTTATAGCTGCAGGCTCTGGCACAAGACGTGCTATGGTGATAGCAGATGTCTTAGATAAATACTTAGTAAACAAATCTAAGAATACAGGTTCTGGCGTTACACAATTTGGTATAAGCAGTCTTACGCATGTAGGCCCTGATAAAGCTTTACCAGTTATTCACAAAAGTACCTACACAATTACTTTCAACTTCTTCGGAAGTTCTACTTAAATTTAAAGGAATTAAAAAATGGCACATATTTCTTCTCTTGGCGCTGCAATGTTCACAGATTTGTCTGTGAGTGCTTTACCAAAAACTAACGCACAACTTGCAGCTATTGTTGATGGCGCAGTTTCACATTTTGGCACAGAAGCTGCGCCTAATGATGTTGCTACAGCTGCTGCCGGTCAATTTATTCGCATTTCGCACATCAAAGAATTTCCAGCTATTGGTACACCAGCTAACGTCGTTAAAGTGCCTGAATATGGTGCTAAAACTTCTAAACAAATCCAAGGTCAAGCAGACTCTCCTACAATGGAAATCACCTTGAACTATATTCCAGGCTTATGGGCTGATTCAACTTTATCTATTGAAGGCACTGCTGCTGGTACCTTTGCTAAATCAAATATTAAAATTAATGACGGTAATGTTTATCTATTCAGATTCTCTTTATTAGCATTAGAGCCAGAAGGTTACTTAGCAGTTGCTAATGGTGCCAGTGATGAAAACTCTATTGGTTCAGTAGGTAACTCTTCTTATTACTTCTTAGGTAAATTTGAAGCGTTAGAAGTAACTCCAAGTTTGACCGATGCATTGTCTGCTAAATTGACAATCACAGTACAATCTGATATTCGCGGTGCATACACTGTAGGCAACGTGTAAGCGATATTAATTATGTAAGGGAGTTAACGCTCCCTTACTTTATATAACATTAGGAATAAAAATGGCTCAAGATAAACCATTCAGCTTAGAGTATGTTGTTGGCATTACTGTTAAACATATGCTCAAAAGCATCGATATTAGTATTAATAAAACATTCGAAAGAACAAAAGATGATTCGTTATCTCCAGATAAGAAAACTGAAGCTTTCGAAACACTTTCAATTTTACATCAAATGCGAGCACAACTAGATGAACGCAAAATTAATCAAGGTAAGTAATATGTCAGACGTAAAAGGTATTAAAGCACTAGTCGGTCAACGTATGACCAAAACCGTTAATTTTTTAGGATCTGATGTTAAGATTTCTAAACTATCTGTCAATGAAGTTTTAGAAATTCAAGCTAAAGCTAAAGACATTGAAAAAGATGACACAGCGGGTTTAGAACTCTTAAAAACTGTTATCCGTTCAGCTGTTGAAGGCGGTGCAGAATTAGATGATGAAGAATTCAATAACTTCCCAATGGATGAGTTATCTAAATTATCTAATGAAATTATGAAATACTCAGGCATCGGACAAGAAGCGGGAAAGTAAAGCTTGATGATGAAGAATTGGCAATTTTCGAAATAGCATATCATCTCAAATTACCTCTTTATGAATTATATGAAAAGATGACTTATGAAGAGTTATTAGGTTGGTTTAATTATTTTGAAAGACGTCCTGTTGACTGGCGCGATGATGATCGTACAGTTAAGCTACTACAAGTACAGGGAGCTGATGGGAAACCATGGCAATACTTCACTTCATTAGACGCAATCTACAATTACAAAGCTGATAAAGAAGCTACATTTAATGTTAATTCATTTAAGCGGTCTGGATTCTTCCAGAAATTAGCATCCGCAGGTGGCGGAGAAAATATCTTTGGAGGTAGTGATGGCGCTTAAATTTAATATGAATATAGATGCTTTAGTAAAAAGCAAGATTGAAAAAGAAAAAATTGCAGAGACTAACAAGTTAGTTGAGGCATTAAAAGAAGCTACTCCTGTAGATACAGGAAGAGCGCGTGATGGCTGGAAAGTAGTAGATGGCAATATAACTAATGATGTTCCTTATATAGACGAATTAAATGGTGGCTCAAGTAAGCAGGCACCTCAATATTTTATTGAAAGAACATTATTATCTCATATTGGTATAGAAGCTAATGGCGTAATCGTCACACCATCTGAATAATAATTCTCCCCTCATTTTTGAGGGGATTTTTTTATAGGAACTTACAATGTCAGGGATCATAATTGATGTCGAAACCAGGATAGATAAGGCGCAGAAAGATTTACATGCCTTAAATAGTACTGTTTCCGGTGTCGCAAGTAGTGTTAACGGACTTGTAGATAATTTTAAAAGAGCAACAATGGCCATCGGTGGTATGGCAGCTGCAGGTGGTTCATTAGCTTTCATTGCACATTTGTCTACAGGCTTTACAGAAATAGAAAATAAAATAGCATTAGTGGTTGGTCGCACTAATGAGCTATCAATCGCACAAGCGAAATTACAAAATATTGCAGATTCTACACGTACATCGTTAGAAGATTCAGCTAATATCTTCTCAGCATTAGGGCGTTCAGTGAGCGGCATGTCAGTGTCTCAAAACGCGATGATGCAGGCTACCAAGACGATCCAGCAATCTATGGCCATATCAGGTGCATCGGCAGAGTCTGCTCGTGCCGCTATCACACAGCTTGGGCAAGGTTTGGCATCTGGCACGCTACGTGGTGAAGAACTCAACTCAGTTCTGGAACAAGCACCGCGTATTGCAAAGGCAATTGCTGACGATTTAAAGGTTGGTACAGGTGAATTAAGAAATATTGCAGCTGCAGGTAAGCTTACATCTACAACTGTTTTCAATGCAATCTTAAACCAATCTAAATCAATCAATGCCGAATTCGGTAAAATGAAACCAACGCTAGCTCAAGGCGGATTAGCTTTAAAAGAAGCTATGAAATCCTATTTACATGATTTAGATAAAGGTTCAGGATTTTCTGACGCAATGGCATCTCAAATGATGAATATATCTGCTAAATTAAGATTAGCAGGTGTTGACGCATTTACTGTTGGTATGAAGTTAGCAGATGGTTTTAATAAAGCCAAAAATATGTTAGCTCCTTTTGTTACAGCAATCATTAGTGTTGTTAAAGCATTAACTAAAGAGATTGTATTTGTAACAAATCTTCCAGTAGTACAAGCTCAATTTCAACATTTAAAAAGTATTGTACTGAGTGTATTTAATGCTATAAGAACGGACGCCAAAACAATATTTGATGTCGGTGCAATGATGCATAAATTTTCTGCATTATTTCTTGTAGGGTTATTAGCACTTAAATTTCAAATAAGTCGAGTAGGCTTATGGGAAGCACTTAAAACAGATCTTCCAAAAGCAGCTAAATTTCTTGGCGATCAAATTAAACAATTATTAACATATAAATTAATTGCTGGTGCCATTTCAAATTTTGTAGATACAGCTAATAAAGCGTTATCTAAATTATTTCATTTTGAATTTTCATTTGGTTCATTAGCAGAAGTATTTGATAAAGCTAAAATTAAATTCACTGGCTTTTTAAATTTCTTAAAAGATTTTAAAGATGAAGTTGTAACTGTATTTAAAGAATCTGGTATTGAAGATTCATTTAAATTATTAATGACAGCAATATCTGCACAATTTGCTCGATTCTCTTCAGGCTTAACATTTAAAGATGTTGTACATAAGATATCTGCATCGTTAAAAACACTTGCAACAAACTTACCGCAAATAGTTGACTTTGTTATAATTCTTGAAAAAGGATTTTTAACATTGATTAAAGCAGCAATTGGCTTAGTGTTTATAATTGGTAAAATCAGTGTTGCATTAGAAGATACTTTTGTTAAATCAGGTGCAAGTGCTAAGATTGCTCAATCTGTAAACGTGATTAAGAAAGCAGTTTTAGACATACAATCATCAATACAAGAAGGTACTTTTGTAGATTTATTAAAAGAAAAAGTATCAGATTTTGGCAGTGTGGCTGTAGATAAATTCA